GGGAGAATACTGCTTTACATTCTTATAACGATGTAATTGAATAAAGTCTTTATCAGAAGAGATAATCATAACTGGTTCATGTTGACCGAACTCTTGAGTTTGCTGAGCCAATACACCAATAGCATCATCAGCTTCACAACCATCTAAGTGGACTACTTTATATGGGAAGTTTTCTTTTAACTCTTCACGTACCAAGTTTAGAATTCTAAAGATTTCTCCCCAGTCCTGAGTAGACTCAGCTCTATTCTTTTTACGCATTCCCTTATACATAGGGAAATACTCCTTACGCCAGTAACCTGCACCATCAGCGCAGATAACCATTTGGCCATATTCTTTACGATACTTCTTATTGTACATACGTATACTGTTTAGTATCATATGTCGTATCATGTCTTCATCATTAAGTTTTTGCACTATAATGTTGCTTAGTGCTATTTGGCTATAATCAAGTAATATCATTGTTTTGCTCTTGTTCTTCCATCAATTTATCAAAAAGTACTTCCAAATCTGGTTGTAAGAAATGTGAAATACCACCATACCGCATGAACATAGAAGCTATTAGATTGACTACAACAAAAGCATCCTTTGCTTCCATGTATTCTAAATTCCTAAAATCTATCCCTTGAAATTCATCAAGATCAAGATCATCTAATAGATCCTCAATGATACCCAATGCTGTCTGGGCTAGCTCTTCGCTATTCTCTGCCACGCCTATGAAATATTCTTCAGCTTCTTCTTCTTCAGCCGAAAGCTGCTGCTTTCTACGGTCGATTGGAAATTGAATAATATTGTTTTTCATAAGTATATATTATAACACAGTTTTAGGTGTTTGTAAAGGTTTATTTTCCTCGCATAGGCCTTTTACTGCATTACCCCCAAGTTTAATTTGAATGATACCATTATAGTAATCATCGGTTAATAGAACCCCACGATCAAACTGTTCTTTAGCTTCCATATAAGCACATTCTCCCTTGGTATTACAAAGGTGCAGTATTTCTCTATGGAATAGGTCAGGTCCGCTCTGATCATACTCTTCTCTCAAATGCTTATTAGATCCATAATAATCTCTCCAATCTGATTCAACTAGAGTTCTTTTCCTTCTTTTCCTTTTCTTGGTTATCGGCAATGTTTTTTGACTCCAGAAGAATTTTTTCCCAACGTACTTCCGGGCTGTTGCTCGATTTGTTATCATGTATACCATTCCATATACGTCTTCGGGACTGAAGTCTTCTGGAGGTTGCCATTCTATTCCTTTGTAATGCCATGTCATATTACTCGCTAAAGTCTAGGGGTTCTAGATCTTGATCCTGTTCTTCGCCACAATGAGGACAAAATAGAATTATCTCTTCCTCGTTATGGCCTATGATAGTTCTATTATAACAGCTTTGACACTCAACTACAGTTCTTATCATGCGATGTCCTTAAATTGATCCCAACCGCCAATGGATATACCATCAACTTTAATTTGCGGGAATGTTCGTGCAGTAGGGAATTGTTCTATTAATTTTTCTCTGTCAAAATCTATGTTGAGCTTGAAAACTTTATATGTTGCTATTCCGTATTGCTTCATGTTCTCTGCCTTTTGTATAGCGTATTGACAAAATGGGCAGTTATCCTTACTATAAATTTCTATTGCTTTCATTAGCTCTCCTAAATTAGAAAATCGATTGTTCGTGCGCTTGTATAAACTTTGGAGAAACCATCTTGCTGGTATGTAACGGTTTCATATATATCCCTTACCATTCTAACTTTTCCGTTATCTTCTACCACAGTAGAAGGAACCCATTTTTCTGTGGTAGAAGTCATCGTAGCGCCATTAGTCTTATTTACATTAGTAATTTGTGGCGATGAATTTATAATCAAACTCATAGTATCCAACATACTCCATAACCTAACATAAACACAGCAATGTATTGTAGTAGTGTAATCACCTTTGTTCCACAAAAATACTTACTCATAAACTTAATCCAATCATTGTGTCTTCATTAACATCTTGCTTTACACCACCAACAACATAAGAACTAATCTCTGTTTCTTGAGGTGCTACTTGAACATTGCCACCCCCAATCCATTTCTCTGTCCATGGTAATGGATTAGCCTGTGATACGGTGTAAGGACAATGTAGGCCTAAAGCTCTCATTCTTTTACATCCTATCCATTCTATATATTGTGCCAGAATAGCTTCATTTAGACCAATCATTGATCCATCCTTAAATAGATACTTAGCCCAAGCTTTTTCTTGTTCAATGACACTAATGAATAGATCTATTGTTTCTTGTTCCATCTCTTTAGAGATTTTAACAAAATCTGAATCTTCTTTCAATAGGTTTTTAATCATCACTGAAGTAGAAGCTAAGTGTGTATTCTCATCCCTAGCAATAAATTTGATAATCTTAGCGTTGCCTTCCATTTTCTTTAACTCAGCAAATGCCCATGAACATGCAAAGGATACATAGAACCTAATACCTTCTAATGCATTTGCTGCTATCAGCGCCATCCATAACGCTCGCTTATGATCCATAAGGCTTGTTTGAGTATGGTTTTGATCTATTAGATCTTCGTAGTATTTAGATATATCTTGTCCGCATTCAGTAATTTCTTTTGTATCAAGAATTGAATCAAATACTACAGATGGGTTAGGGTAAATATTACGAATAATATGTGTATAACTTCTACTATGGATTGTCTCGAAGAATGACCATGTTTCAATCCAAGTCTCTACCTCAGGTAATGATGCTATAGGCAGAAACGCTAGGTTAGGTGCCCGACCTTGTACACTATCTAATACAATTTGTCTCTTTAAATTGCTAGTAAAAATGTGCTGTTCAAAATCTGTTAGGTTATAGAAATCTTTCTTATCCTTAGAAATATCAACCTCTTCAGGTCTCCAAAAGAATCCTAATTGTTTTTCAGTAATCTTATCAATTGCTGGATATTTTAAAATATCAAATCTTTGTATATCTACTGCTTCATCTAAAAACATATTTTTTTCAGTATGAAGCTTTTTATTTTTTGTCAGTATCATCAAGTAGTTCCTTATCAGTTAAATTTTACAACTTTCGCAATCATCTTCATCTATAACTATTGGCTCGCCATCGTATGCATGATGCGTTTCGTTATCGGTGATTTCCCCAGCGCCATCGTACGTATTAAAGTAGTATAATTGCTTTAGACCAAATTTGTATGCCGTTACTAGATCTGTAATCATCGTAGACATAGGTATCTTATTGTCTTCGAAGTGTTCAGGATTATAAGAGGTATTAACACTAATCCCTTGATCTATGTATTTTTGAAGTATAGCACAGATCTTAAGATAACCATCAGGAGACTTTTGATCCCATAATAAGTCATACTTATTTTTAAGATGGTGGTAACCAGGAACTACCTGGGCCATGACTCCATCCTTACTCTGTTTATAACTAACTAATGCACGTGGTGGTTCAATACCATTAGTACTATTAGAAATTTGAGCGCTGGTTTCGGCTGGCATAAGTGCCATTAGAGTAGAATTTCTGGTCCCCGTTTCTTTGAGTTGATTTCTCAATTCGTTCCACGGCATACGCTCTCTATGCTCTATTAAATTATCTACCGCTCGTTTATATGTATCAATTGGAAGAACTCCAGAAGCATATTTTGTGTGATTTTTTAAAGGTATTTCACCTTTTTCACTAGCTAAATTAGCAGAAGCTTTAATTAAGTAATAAGACCATGCCTCTGCATATTCATCGACAACTTCATGCGCTTCGCTATCATACTTAAGGCCACGTTTTGCTAGGAAGTATGCTAGGTTGATAATACCAATACCAAGAGGTCTACGATTCATAGTTCCCTTTTCAGCTGCTAACACTGGATATGATTGATAATCAAGAAGCTCATCCAAAGCTCTAACGCTTAGATCACAGTATTTTTCAAACTCATTAGGGTGGTTAATAAGACCCCAATTGATCGCAGATAGAGTACACAAAGATATTTCACCTTCATCTGGATTAGATGATAGTGGACTTGTTGGCAAATCAATTTCGCAACACAGGTTGCTCATACGAATAGGAGCTTTTGATTCAACAAATGCACCATGCTCGTTAGCATGATCTACATTCATTACATAGATCCTACCTGTATCTTTTCTTTCTTGCAGCAATTGCTGGAATACTTCCAATGCTGATAAAGTCTTCTTACGAACCGACCGCATCTTTTCATACTTCTCATATAACTCTTTAAACTTATCTTGATCAGCAAAGAATGCATCGTACAATCCAGGAACATCATTTGGATCAAAGAAGGTTATATTACCGCCACTAAGTAATCTCTCATACATCAACTTGTTTAATTGGAATGCATAATCCATGTGTCTAACACGATTTTCTTCAGTACCTTTATTGTTCTTTAGCACAATTAGATCTTCAAATTCATAATGCCAGACTGGTAGATATACCGTGGCTGCTCCTCCGCGAACACCACCTTGGCTACAAGATTTAACTGCAGCTTGGAAGTATTTGAGGAATGGAATTAAACCTGTATGGACTACAGAGCCATCACCAACTTTTGAACCTTCGGCGCGAATAGAACCAGCGCCAATACCAATGCCAGCTTTCTTACTAATGTACTTTACAATACTGGTGGCAGTAGCATTAATGCTATCGAGACTATCACCAGATTCGATAAGCACACAGCTTGAAAACTGACGGGTCGGCGTCCGTACACCAGCCATAATCGGCGTAGGGAGCGAGATATAGAACTGAGATATTGCATCGTAATAATCCTTAACGTATTTTAATCGGGTTTCTTGGGGGTAGTTACTAAACAGTGTTGCTGATATCATCATGTATAATACTTGAGGAGTTTCATAATGCTGTTTAGTTCTTCTATCTTGTACTAAATACTTTCCTCTGAATTGTTCCATACCAGCATAAGTAAAGGTATCATCCCTCTCATGTTTAATGTACGCACTCAGTTCTTCAAGCTCTTCTCTAGTATATAATGTCATGATAGCGCCATCGTATACTCCACGATCTACGTTATCAATAACAATTTCAACAAGAGGCTTAGGCGTAAAATCACCATAGACTTCTTTACGAAGCTTATATGATATTAACCTAGCAGCAACTCCTTGGTAGTTAGGTGTGTTCTCAGAAATAAGTTCAGCCGCACTCTTAATCAGCAACTCATGAATATCATAAGCTGGAATTTTATCGTACAATTGAATATTTGCTTTGAGTTCTATTTCAGAAATAGATACACCAGAAATTCCTTCAGTTGCCCATTCTAAAACCTTATGTATTTTTTCAAGATTAAAATCTTGGGCTGTTCCGTCTCGTTTTACAACGTGCATTCGCATAGTGTTTCCATCAGTCATAGTTAGTTATTGTTTAAATAATATATCTATTATATCACAAATTTGGGGAAATGTAAACTCTTTTTTTATTTCTTTTTTGTGGGTTTTTCTAGTTTATCAAGTCGGTCTAATAATGGTTGGTAACCATCAAAGCCATCAAGCCCGCAGGGGAAGTGGGCCTTCTGTTCTAACTCTTGAATTCTCTTAGCCATTAAAGGATATTGCTTAATAAACTTAGCATCCTTCTTAGCTAATTCAAGGTCATACTTTACTGCAACGTATTGCATAAAGGTGTCTACTTTCTTTTGGAACCAGATACCTATTGTAGTACCTTGGAACCAAGCATAAAAAGATGAGCCAATGATAGAGGATAGCACTGATTTTAACGTTAGTATTAATAGCCAATGCATATCATTTTTCTCCAGCAGATAGTTTTCTAATAGCCTCTACATAGTTAGGCATTCCATGGTCTACTACACCATCAAAGAACTTCCAACGTTTCCATGATTGGCCAATACCTTTAAAGAAATCTCTCCAAGTTGGGCCATCAGCTTTATTGCCATCACAATCAAAGTAAATCATTTCACCATGATGCACAAATCCTAACCACGCTGGTGGCATTCTACATACTATATCATTGTTATTCATTATTCGGTAGTGATCGCATTTGATATTCTTTATAAAGAGTGGTCCTCCGACTCTTGGTGAGCCAAAGGTGAAGAGTTCTTGAGGGCAATAACGTGTGGCACTAATAGTAGCCATAGCAGCACCCAGACTATGCCCAGTAAAATATACATCTTTGCTCGCCTTTAGTTGACTATTCTTATCTAAGATCTTTACGATTTCCATCCATACATCATCTACTTCTTGTTGGAAACCACCATGGACTTTACCACCGGCAACAGCACTATTCTTAATAACTTTAAGATCAGCTAATACGTCGTTTAATTTAGCAGGTTCTGTGCCTCTAAACGCAAACCAAAGGTTATGACTATCCTTTGCTACTAATACCTCAGCGCCGTCAACACTAATTAAATTAGCATTAGTAAACCCTAGCTTTTTACATGCTTCGCCGGCTGGTTTAGGATCCATATACGCAATGGCTGACAATTGAGCTGCTATATCTGCTCTTTGCCATACTGTCATTGTATCTTTCATTCTACTTGTCGCCATCGGTTTTCTCCACTTTAATTTCAACTGCTGCAGCATCTTCATCATTTATTGTTACATTCCTATAGTACACTATCACTTCGCCCAGCTGATTGATATATCTTTTAATTTCTTGAGTGTTGTAAGACATAAGCTCGTAATCTGCAATTGTCATTGCTACGAATACTACATCACCCCCGTTCATCTTCTTGATATCATCTACGAATCTATCAAAATATGTATATCCTTCTGGATATATATCTTCTCTACCTAGTTTACAATTAGACTTTTTAGTTTCAGGATCTTTAAGACATCCTTCGATGATTTTAGCATCTGAAACAACATACCACTTAGGTTCTTTTAACTTTATTGCTCTTGGTAGTACGGGTTGTACTATTTCAATTTGAACAGGTTTACTTATAATCTGAACTTCTCTAGGAGCTTGCTGAAGTAGACTACAACCACTAATCGTTGAGAGTGCTAATACGAACGCTATCGTTTTGAATCGCATTGAATACCTCCTTTGTTCCATTATTAATTTTCTTCTCCACTAATCCAGGTTTAGCGCTAGCTAGTTTGCCGAGATTATGTCTACGGAAAACATCCAAATATTCAGTCATTTGACCTTGATATATTTCGTTTTGGACTTGCTGCCCTTGTAAGGCTTTAGATGTTTTTTCGAAGTTTTCTGTGATTGCTGCGATAGCAGCCTTTTGCTCTTGGTCTCTTAGATCTTGTGCTAAGATAACTTTTGATTGTTCTTCTAGTTTGTTAATCATTGGTACTACTGTGAAGTTATAATAGATATACCCTCCAAGTGACATAGCAACGATAATACCTATTAATATTTTTGACATAATTTACTCTGCTTGTTTTTTAGCTTCTCTCTTTGCCTTTTTAGCCAACATCCTTTCAACGAATCTTCGGCCTGCCTTTGTCCTTCCGTCATACGTAGGAACTTTCTTTTTCTTTTTATCATGGACTGCATCTGATGGCATAGACACTCCGCCTCCACCAACACTATTTGCTGCGTCTTCCCATACTTCTAGAAACTTTTTCATTTTTTTAGATCCATACTAGTTACTAGTATTTTTTGTTTAGTTAATACGTGTTCTACCTGATATACATTCAAACCAAATATATTACCATAAGCTTCAGTAAAATCTAATAACTTTACTTTAGTTTTAGCGAGTGCTATTGTATCTCCAGTATCTTTAGAAGCTATATCATTAACTAATGTATATGACCCTGGTGATAACTTACCATCTCTTTCAAACCATTGAGTACTTTCTGATAGATCTATTGTTTCTTCTAGATCGCTGAAAGCATCATTTAAAATCTTTCTAATATCTTCATCATTTAAATCAGTGTGTTCTTTAATTAGAAACAAAGCTGACGCATATGAAGCTAATTTTGATTTACCAAATGGCAACTTATTCAATAATCTTTTAACATTAAATACTAATCGATGAAAGATAGTATAAGCCGATTTTTGTTCAGACGTGGTTCTTTCTGCTGATTTCTTAATAACCTTACCATCTTTATCTATGATTTCTAACTCAAATGCTGTAGTCTTTTCCCAAGGCGTGACTAATAGCTTTAGAAATCTAAAAGCGTAAAATAAATCACCAGTTCTTGAAATAATTCCCATTAAAGTTCTCTTAATCGTTGTATCACATTATTGTCTAAAGGTATTTCAACCTTATAGCTTTCTTCTAAATAATGTAAAAATACTAAAAATGTTTTTATGATAGGCCAATGATTTTCATCGACCTTATACCATATCATTCTGCCAGCAGCTTCGATACCAAATACATTATATAGTACTATAAGGTGGTTTAGTATCAAGCGTTCTTGTAGATCTCCTGCTTGCTCATACCTTTTAAGTAATCGCTTAAGGTATTTAAATCTACTTAAATCTTCTTTAAACTCTTCAACGGATGTACATTCCGGATTGTTGTAATGTTGAGCCGCGAAGAGTTCAAAGTTGCCGTGCGTAATTGTTTCAAATATTTTCATCATATATTATATATAACCCTTGAATGGGAATTAGTCAGCTTCGTTATCCGCTTCGTAACCAGCATCTACATAGTCAAAGAATTCTTTCTTCTTATCGCCTTTAAGTTCAGCCGGTGATTTAACACCAAACTTCTTAAGAGCTTTATCAAAGAATGCTTTGTACTTAGCTTCTTTATCTGAAGCTTCATTCATTTCATGAGCTTCTTCAAGAACAGAATCATCTACGTCAACGCTTTCATTAGCAAGTTGTAATGCAGCAGCTACTTCTTTATCTTTAGATAAACCTTTCTTCATCTTTTCGATTTTCTTAGTAGCGCCAGTCATGTTACCATCCATCTTCAAAGCGGTCTCTACTGCTTTTTTGATTTCAGCTTTAGAGAAACCTTCTTCAATAGCATCTTCTTTAACTACTGAACCGTCTTCTTTCTCGCCAGACTTCTTGACTTTATGCTTAGCTTTGAATTCTTTTTCGCCCTTTGCTTTAGGCTCGGCTGCTTCTTTAGCAGGCTTCTCATGGGTATAACCATCATCAGCTAATGCTTCATGCTCTTCAGCATCTTTAGCAGTTTTAACATCATCGCCTTTATACATATCGTGCGGATATTTAACTTCTTCTTCCTTATGAACCTTAGGCGCTTCCACGTCTGGGGCTACTATAACTTTTGGTTTTTTACCTTCGAGTACATCGCTGACTGCTAATGCAACATCAATGGTAGCTTGATCTTTTAACTTCATTTCATTCTCCTATTGTATGAAAAACATTCCAGCGACTCCAGCAGCAGCTGCTGCCATTACTATCCAGAATAATTTATTAATAATGATTACGGTAGAGTTATTAACCTTTACCAAATCTTCTATCTTATCTACTCTATTTATAAGAGTTAGAATTTGTTCTCCTTGCTGTTTTGCAAAATCTGCAAGTGTTACTATTTTTTCTTCAGCACGAGCTAATGCGATGATCGCATCAGTCATACGGTCAATTTTCTCTTCAATCCTTGATATTCGTTCAAGGGACTCAGTTCGTTGCTCATTAGCTGTCCGGTTTGCCATATTTGTACACCCTACATTTAAGGGGTGTTGCCCCTTTTATTAACCTATGGTATTCTTCTTTCTTAATATCGAAGATCATACCTTTTTTCAATAGCCAAGGGAGACATTTATCTATTTGAAACTGCCAACCTTCACCATCAAGTATTTCTATTTCTCGATCTTCATTATCGCGATGCCATACATATTCGGCGTCAGGGACATTTTGATCAAACTGTCTTATATCTGCTTCTTCCCAATACGGCTTACCAAAAGTAATTTCCACCACCTTTTAACCCCAAGTCTGCAGCATATCTTGGTAATCTACATGACCAATAACCCGCCTTCGTTTTATCGGTTTTCGTATCACAATTATGCCTAGATGCAAAATTTCGAGCTGCATCTTTATCGTTAATTTTAGATGTTAGACCTCCTTTAACATCACCAAACTCTATCTTCTTTACGTTACCCGTCTTAGGGTTATTAACATAAACAACATATTTCTTGTTACCGCCAGATCTTTTGGGACGGTTTAATTCTGGTTCAGCCTCTTCGACCATAGGCTGATCTAATGGAACGTGTGC